CATTGTTTTTGTTCGGGTGGATTAAACCCAAACTTATGCTGATTGCGAACCCATTTCTCTTTTAATAACAAGAAACATTCATTCGTAATTGATTTGTATATGTCTCCATCTCTTAAATATGCTGAATGTAATACGTCTAAATAATCCTGACTTCTACCAGTTAAACGATACATTTTCCATTTTGTAAACCCAATAAGTTTATTATAATTTTCCATAATATAAGTTTTAAAAAAAAGCGGAATTTTTTACGTTCCGCCTTCCGACCGTGTTACCACAATCCCAAAAATGATTCAGTAAGTGTTCTAATGGTAACTATCTGAATACGTTATTTACTTTTCTTGTAACTTTTCTTTTAACCTTTGTTCAAATGTTTTTTTTTCTTTTTGAACTACACTACTGCTATCTAAAAAGTATTTTAATAATGTTTTTCCAATTGCGCTTAAAATGATATTATAAACAAAAAGCGCTATAAATACATTAAGTATTATTTCGGTATTGATATTCATTTTTATTTTATTTTAATTATTTACTAAAGAACTCACCCAGCTTTTCAATTGACTTGCTGGATAAGCTACTTCCATTTAAAAACTTATGAAGGTTAGGTTGTTTTACCTCTACTAACTTCGAGAAAGCGTTTAAGCTCAATTCGTGTTTTTGTAGATAGTGTTTAACCATTACCCTTGTAATTTCATTCGCTTCGCTTAAAACCTCTGATTCGCGCCTCATAATCCATTTAAAAAGTCGTCAAATTCTTTTCCGTAACTTGGTCTGCCTTGTGGCTTCGCTTGTTGTTTAGCTTGTTCCTGTATTGGTTTAAAACTTAATGACTGAAACTTTCCTTTTGCTCCGTCTTTTACCCATGCTGAAACGTAATACTCAACACCACCGATATTTGCCTTACCTTGATAATGTGGGTGTGTTTCTTTTTCTCTTTTGTCGTTAGTAAATAACGCTCCTGAATTGACTCTATTTTCCATTTTTATTTAATTTAATTGTAATTTATAATACTCCAATGTTATATCTGCTATTCTTTCAGCATCTTTACGAACTTTTGCCTGTCGTTCATCACTAAAAGGCGAATGCCATCTTTCATCTGAAACAGCATCGTAATTCAAATACGTAATTATTGCTTCAATAACTCTTTCTTTTCTTTCGTCATAGTCCATAGGAACTACCATAACTTTTGCTAAGTTTTCCATTTTTACTTTGTTTTAATATATAACCTTTTAAACCTATCCGTTGAACAGCAAAACTCTTTTATTGTGTTTGCTTCATCTTGTCTTATAGTTTCGTACCAAAGCTTATCTCTTTTAAAGTCTTTGATTTGTACTATTTGTTCCCTTGTTACATTCTTGTAGTAACCCATAATTCTTAAATCTTCATTCATAGTTCTAAAATTAAATTGTTATAATATACTCTTGCTAACTCTATTCGTTCTTTAATTTGTTCAATTACACTTTCGTCTTTTGCTATTTTAAAGACCTTGACGCGATTTTCTTTTGGTATATGATCGAAGTTATGCTTCTTCTGAACAAAGTCTCTTACATCTAAACTTTCATCAATTAAACCTTGTTTCCAGTGTTCACGTCTAACTTCGTCTTCTACAATTTGAAAAGGTGTATTGATTAGGCAGTAACAAAGTAAGGCTTCGTCTTTTCCTGTTAACCACATATAACCCTGAAGTTGATAGTAGTAATCTTTGTTCGGACATTCAGTCTCGAAAAAAGGAAACGTTGTAGCATCCCAACTGCATTTTACGTCTAATAAAACTTCATTCGTGTTTACGTCTGGTGTTCCTGTAATCCATTCGTTGGTTAGATTCTCTTCATTCTTGTAAATAAAGCCTAAATTCAACACATCGTTAACAAGTTCTATTCCATCGTTTTCTACTTCATTACCTTTGTCAGTGTATCTGCTCCAAAACTCTTTACGGATTCCGTATTTATGTTCGATAGCAAGTTCCTGAATGTAGGTCTTTGTAGTTTTAGAAAGAACCTCCCCTTTTGTTTTGGGGAGACTCATTACTTTTCCTATTTGTGAAGCTCGTATTTTCATTAGTATTTAAGGCTGACTTTTTTTCTTGAACGGTAATTATAAATATCTTCAATTAATGTTTTGTATTGCTCACGATTAGCACAATCAACTAATGCCGTTGGTTGAAGTCTTATCTTATGCATAAATTCATTAAAATCAAAATTTTCGTTTTTAAATAATACAATCATTGTTCCAGTAAATGCCGTTCGATTATATCCTAAATAATATGGTTTAATCATTCTTATTTTATTAGCCCAGTCTTGAGCCAAATTAAAATCTTTTCCTTTCCAAGTTCCTTCTTCAAAAACTTCAATCATATTATAATTTTTATTATCATTAGTTCTTATTTTTTGTTTTGCATCGAAAGAAGATACACTTGATGAATTAGAACAAAATGCAATACAATCATTAAAAGTATAATCGTCATTTTTTATTGAAAAATCACGTAGTTTAATATAAGATTCCATACCCATATTAGCATAACCCTCCATAAAATCTTTTTTACTCCAATTCTTTTGATTAAGATTTAATGTGTGAACTTCATTTAACGAATATCCATTTACAATAATGTAGTAAACAAATGATTCAGCTTCTTTGGCAGCCATTAAACGATGTTGTCCGTCTATTACTTCCATTCGTTCATTAACTAAAATTGGATTACACTTCATTCCATAAACACGAATTGAATCAGCTAATCGCTTAATGTGTTGTAAATTTGGAACCCTGTTTCCGTCAATCTGTTTAAAGATTGATAAATCACTTGTTTGATAAACCTTGTTTACCTCTTTTGCTGTTTGCACGTGGTTACTGTACTTCGCCATTGGTGCTGCTGTTGTGTTATACATAGCTTTTAATTATATTAGTAATAATGCTTTTTGTTGAACTTCATTTAATTCGAACTTTGCGTTTACTTCTTCAGCTGTAAATTCACCTGCTCTAATTGCTTCTACTGCTTTTAAGAATCGTTCACCTTGTATTGTAGGCTTTTTTACTTCCGTGTTTTTAAGTTCTTCTTTCTTAGTGTTATCTTTTGAATCGGGATCGCTTTCAGTTTCATCAATTAAGAATAAACCATTCAATGCGTATTTACGTGCGTAACTTGAAGCTGTGCCAGTACATTGTTCACTTGACATTCCTTTATGTTCGCCAAGTTCTGCCCATCCTAAAACTTCTGCTATTCCGCCTTCACATTTTAACGTTGCTGTTGCTTTTAAAAATAACTTGTTGCCTACTTGTTCAATACTATCACTAAGAATTAACGTTGCTCCGTGTTTTAGTAAGATAGGTTTTGCCGATTCTAAGATTTGTTCAGCACTACGATACTTGTAATTACCAAACTTGTTTAAACTTCCTTTTGGACATTTTAATTCTGCCTGAATTTCTAATAACTTTTTCATAATGTTTAATTGTTTAAAAAATTAATATACGCTTTATAAGCCTCATATACTGCTTGTATTTGTTTAAATTGTTCCGTGTTTCTTTCTGTTTGTATTATATCACTACCAGCAAAGAATTTGTCCCACTCTTCAATAGTTCTTTTTTCACAACCTATATGAACCATACCGCCTGTAATTCCATGTGTCCATTTGCAATACATCGGTATTTTGTTAACGTAACTTAGGTTAGAGTCACTTAGGTTAGCGGAACTTAGGTTAGCGGAACTTAGGTTAGCGTAACTTAGGTCAGCTCTAATTCCTCCAACTTCACTATTAAGCCACATTTTATGCAGTCTTAATACTTCTTGTAATTCTTTTTTCGTGTAACTTTTCATAATATAAATTTTAATTGTTTGACAAATATAACTATATTTTTTAATATAACAATGGAAATAAAAAAAAATTACAAAAATTTTCTAAGACCTTGCGCACAACGTTCAATGCTGTTTGCTCGTTCCTGAAGGCTTTTAATTTGCTCTTGAATAGTTTCGTTACAATCGCTTGTAAAATATCCGTTAGACGTCGCAATAAGTGGTATTATGCCATTTGTTCGAATGTAGTTAACCATTTTACGTAAACGAACTCCAGTCATTTTAGTTTTATAACCTCGTGCTAAAAGATATTCGTTTAATCGGGTTACTATTAATTCCGATTTGATAGGGTTCGCCTTTTTGTAGTTTCGAAAGCCATGAACAACAATAGGTAAAATCTCCATTTCTTCGCTTGTCAGTTCGTGTGTGAACTCTTCAAAATTTGTTACGCTCATGGTTTAATTTTTTGTGTGTGATAAATAATGCTTACCGCAATTAGCGCACTTTGATTCTGGAATGCTTGAAATAAACCCAAAACATTTTTGTTTTTTTAAGTTTAATTCTATTCTTTTAACCCTTTCTTCAATTGAAAGTGAGATGTTCGGTTTTTCCGAACTACTGAATTTGTTTACTGTTTTCATAATTTAAATTTTAATTGTTGGTTCAAAAGTAATTATTCTTTTTAATATAACAACTATTTTATGTTAAATCTTTTATTTTATTTTTATAAACCTGCATTAATTCTTTTATTTCTTCCTTTGTGAACTTTCTTTCAATCTTTGCTAAGGCATCAATTTCATTTAATTTTTCTATTCCATATCTTTCTACAAACCCTAATCGATAATTATTTATATCACCTGCTTTATCTTTATTGCAAGGTCTTGAACATTGAGCGTTT